TGTTCTGGCTCGCCATAATAGAACGCTCTGTATTCTCTCTGCGCCTGCTCGAAGTCCCTGCGTGCCTGCTCCAGCGGTCCGCCAGGGGCAGTTATCTTGTCGAGCAACTTCTGGTAATAGACCTTGTCTCGCCGTTCGGTCGCCGACTTGGGATTCTCGCCGTAAGAGGCGATGCGGGCTTGTAAGTCCCAAACTTTCTTTTGAAGAGCGTTATACCTGTCCCTTGTGTACGTCAATCGCTGGGTAAGGTAAGTTCCCCGTCGTCTCTGTACCGCTGTCTTTCGTTCCCGTTCCTGTTGCTCTCGCCTTTCTCTTTCTTCTCTTCTCACCTGCGCAATCTTGTCCCAGTCCCTCACCAGCGTTTCGAGTTGCTTCGCAAGGAATATGACCTGCCGACTGTCAGGATTGGCGATAATCTGCTTGCGCTGTGCCATCTTCAACGCCTTCTGGGCGGCAGGGTCGTCGCCAAGACCGTAAAAATGAGCATTCAGGTCGAGCCCCTTTGCCCATGCCGTATAGCCCCTTATCGCCTCTTGTATCTTGCCCTGCCGTTCGGCTTTTCGGGCGTCGTTATAAAGTTGAAAGCGGTACTCAATTTGGCGCTTCCACAACGGCTTGCGTTCAGGCTGCTTTACTGGCTCGGCTTTTTCTTCCTTCTTCGGTTTGACCGCTCCGCCCGCCGTCCACATGTACGGCATCGGCTCGCCGCGCGTTAGGCTCTCCGTTAACCGATAAGCACGGGCGAATGACGGTCGTCTCGGCGTTAGCCCCGCTGGCTCAAAGGTTTCAGGCTGCTGGGCGGGTAAGGCATACTTCAATTGCCGAAGGTATTCAGGGCTGCGACGCCTCACCTGCTCGCCTGTGGCAGTAATCGTTCGCCCGCTCGGCAACGTTATCGTAGCAATACCACCGTGCGCGGCAGCGTCATCCTGCTGCGATAACCCTGCTTCTGCTACGATTCGTCTTGGTTTCTTCTTTGCCATGACTCACTCGCTATCATGTAGTCGCTCCGATAGTTATCTTCACGTCCTTGCCAACATCGAGCGTCACGTCTTCCAACGAACAGTTGTGTAAGTCTATACCATTGGTGAACGTTACAACCTTATAAGGGTCGAGGACGGTCGCCCCCTTGTAAAGTTCAATATTGGTAACCGTAGTTCCCTGCGTATTCTGGCTGAAATCCAATACTCCGCCGGCGCCGACTGTGCAAGAAGTAATCGTGCCATCAGAGTTGTAGTAGCAAGTGCCACCGTAAATCTTCAACGTTGCGACTGTACCTTCCTTGTGTGTGAACGTCCCACCGTTCTGTTCGGCTGTATCGAGGGCGGAACTGTTGATGACCGTACCATCGTTTATCGTCAGATCGAAAGCAGACGTTCCATCCTTTTGCGTTACGCTATCGCCGATAGTCAGATCGCCGCCATTGATTGTTATCGACTCCACTTCGGCAGTTTCGCCTGCAAACGGGGCAATGCCGATGGATTCGTTACTTTCAGCGTCGATGAAGACCTCTGTATCATTGGTTGATGACTCGGTAAGAATATGCGTTGCATATTGCCCCGTCCCGGGCGCCGTTCCTGCCTTCTTGACGATTATCTTCTTCGCCTCCTTGAGCATCAGGTACATCGTTCCAATGCCTGCAAGTATGACTTCAGCGTTGGTTTCGCTTGAGAAGTCGAGTTTCAGCGGGTCGGTCGTCGAATTAGACCTTGTGCCGATATTTATGTCCGCTCCCTCTTCGACCTTGAAGATGTCGATTACGTTCTCGTAATTACCGCTGTTGCCTGCGGTTGAGCCGATAATATCCTCCGAGGCGTCGGGCGGGATTGCTGCTGTGTCGCCTGAACCTGGTGCGGTGTCGTTTACCCAGTTAGCCGCCGTCTTCCATACGCCGTCGCCTGCTTCGCCTGTCCATACGCGGGTAGCCATTTCTTATTCCTCCACTTCTACAATCGACGCTGGCGGGCATAGAAGTAGTTTCATAGCCGTCTTTATCGCCATCTGCTTGCTGGCGTACGCCTCGGAACTGTTCAGTATCTTCCCGTTGGTTTCGCATCTAGTTCTATGTCGCCAGCCATTGGCAGATTTGAATATCTCAATCTGATACGGCGAACCGAAAATCACGTATCGGATGACCGCCAGGCAACGTGATAAGGCACCGATTTTTATCTCCTTAACTTCTTTCTTTCTCGCCATTACCCTTCTCCTTACGAAACAAAACTTCACCGATCCGCTCGTTCAGGTCGTATCCTTTGGCACACGGTAGTATCCGAACTGCCCAAGCGTTTTCTCGACCGCATCTTCGAGCGGTTCGTTCATCTCGCCTCTGTACACCAGGCGGAGGTTGCCAAGTTTCCAGTTATCAAGCAGCACGCTTTTTCTTGTTCCTCTTGGCGAGTCTTCGCAAGGTCTGCGCAAGGCGTGCCTGTCGCTTGGTGCGTGTATCGGCCTTGCTGCCTTTACGAAGGACTTTTCGGATGTACTCCGTAAGCGACATGCCTGCTGCCTTCGCCTTCTTGGTCAATGCGCCTGGTCGCTTTATGCGTCCTGTATCCAAAACCTCTTGTTCGCCATCTACTTTACTCCTTATTGCTTCTTCTTTTGGTCATCACCTCTACCGTATCTGGCGGTTGCAGCAGAATCTTTGCAGCCCAGAACTCTGCTTCGCTCTTCTTCTTGAAGCCCTTTACTGTTTTCATGATGATGCCGTTCTTATCCGTTCGGAGGCACATATGCCACAGTTTGCCTTCAGGCTCTATTTCGAGCCAGAGGCGCTCGTCATGTTTTGGGCAATCGTCTTTCAGTTTTCGCCTTGCCCAGTCATTTCTTCTAATGATTTTCTTTGCCATTCATTTACGCCTACCTTTTCCTGCGCCTCTGCCCCCGCCCAATCCTCGGCCGGGACCGCCCCTTGAGCAAGGGCCTGTGTTCCGATTCCGGCGCCCTCCACCTTTCATTCCCCTGCCTCTACCAATTCCTGTCTTTCTGCCATACATTTTCAGCCTCCCAGAGTTATATCAACCGAGCAGCCTATACAGGGGTTGAGATTCCCGTTCACTGTGAAACTGCCACTTAAATTTCCGTCGGACTCGCACTGGATTGTAGTAATGTTGGTATTGACATAATATTCTTCCGTTGGACTGTTCGTCCCTCTTCCCAACATTGCCTCATAGTGCCCATCTGTCGTGTAGTATCGTATCTCAAGCCACCAATAGATATTCCCCGAAACCAGTGGACCCCGCCAACGCCAGTAGCAGTAGTTGGTGTCCGTATCAAAGTCTTGCCAGGTATAGTCTCCATCATCGGCGGTATAGCAGAAATCATCCAAACAAGAGCCATAAACAGAGACGTTCGCCTGCGGAATTGTCGGTTGTTCGCCGGCGCAATCGGTGCAGGGCTCAATTTCGCCTCCACCGCCGCAGCAACATCCTGCTTGATGCCAGACAGCCATCAATCGCAACTCCCGTCAACGCCGTTCTCGTAGGTGAACCAGTATTCGGTCGTGTCGCCGACCTTCACTTCTCGCATCCAGACTATATTGCCCGTCGTGCAGGGCTTGACTTCAAAGGTATAGTCAGCCGTATCGAGGTGGGCGGGGTCAACGCCGTTGCCTTCGGTATGCCCGCCAACGCCAGTGTTTACATCCTCGACTGTGTTATACGCAGGGTTGTCAGTGATCGTCCCGCTCCTGCCATCTGTCTTGGTAGCCCAGCCACCGTATCCTGCCGATGACTTGACCACCTCGACCCAAGCGTACTTCCACCTATTCTGCGGTGGGCTATCGGCAGGCGTGCTCCCCGTAATCTTTGCCCAAAATCCACCGAGCCGTGGCAGCAGTATCGGCTTCAATTCCTCTTCCTGCGGATAAAATCGCCTCTCAAGGGCTTCAAGCCTATCGGTAATATCCTTTATCTGGTCATCCTCATCGCCGTCGCCTATCGTTTCAGGGACATCATGTTCTTCTTGCAGGTAAGCGATAATCGCATTTATCGCCTGTCTTGCGTCGGTATCAACTGCCGGTGTTTTTCCAGTGAGATTGCCTTCAGAGACCTGCTTCATTGCTTCTGATAGGGCAGTATTTGATTTTCCCCCTTCAACTGGATACTTATCGCTTACATCAACTCCGCCATGAGATGCGATAAAGTCGGCAAGGCTCTCGCCCGTGCCGTACTCACCAAGAGGCGTCGGCAACGGCTTACTCCGCCTTTCTCGCAAGTACTCGATAATCTGATTTATCTTATCCTTCAGTCCCATTACCAGACTTTCAAACCTGCAAAGAACGTCCAATCTTTCTGCTTTATTACAACCCTGTCCTCTGGCTGACAATCAACTAACCTATTGCCCTGCTTCTGCTTCTCTTTCATCGGTTTGAACACAAGCACTTCTCTTGGCTCTTGGTCCTCATCGACCACCCAGTTATTGTCCTGCTTCTTGTAAACGTTCCTTTGCTCTACAACCCATACGCCTTTGATAGCCTTGCAAACCTTGTCCCAGCCGTCAGGATTGAACGCACAGTAATAGTCTATCTGTACGAGGTCTTCGCCCCATTTGTAGTCAAGGTCAATACGCAAAAGATACAGTTGCTTCGCCTTTGCCCCGAAGATGTTAGGATGGTCTGTCTGGTTCATCGTGCCGATGCAGCCGAGCGATTTTTCAACGCTGGTATTTCTATCCGCCGTCTGTACGATGATTATCGGATACGGCCCTGGCTTGATAACAGGTTGCCAATAGCCTTCCTTTGGGTCAGGGCCTTTGATAATCTTCGGCGGTGTCGATAAGTCCATCGTCATGTCTTTCGGCAGCCGATAGACGTATTGCCCCCGCATCAGCAAGCGAGCCTTACCCCTTTGCCTGGGCGTCTCGAAATAGACACGTATCATCGAGATGTTGGGTACGCCTTCAGGCTCCCATACTGCGACTATCTTATTGGCTCGTGGTGCCTGCTTGCCCGAAATGCCGGCATAAGTGCTACCCAAGAGATGCTGGCAGTATAATCTCTCGTTGCCCTTTTCGGTTATAAACGTGGCGTAGCCCTGCCAGCCATTCTCTTTTGAGTAAGATAGTTGCGTCGGTCTTATCTGTATCAGGCTCATCTATATTCCTTTGAAACCTCTGTAGATGGCACGAAATACATACAGTCCCGGCAGTTGCGACCTGTCAACCTCTACACGAATGCATCTCCTACCAGTAAGTCCGCTATCGGAGCCGAAAAGGTCGCCGATCTTCGGTGCATCGCTTTCGGATTCGCCGACGGAGACCCTGATGGCGTACTTGCGCCCGTTAGTTTCCCATTGTCGGGAAGTGTATTTTATTTCATTATCCGCCATCTTCGGGTTCTACCTTATAGAAGGCAATCTCGACTTCAATCATGTCGCTTTTATCTCGAAGCGACCGTCTTTGCACGACCGATAGTACACGCGGAGCGAGTGCGCCTGAAGTCGGCTCTACGTCGCGCAGAGCGACTTGCTCGCCACGGGCGGGAAGCAAACTGTCGGCTGCCTTTATAGGCACTCGATAGATACGCCTATAGACCTGCCCTGTGGCTATGGTCTGCTGACTTCGCGTCAGCGGTGGCAAATGTTCATAGTCCTGAAAGTCCATTCTTCACTATGCAGGCGAAGTGTGATGCAGGACGTACCAGTGTTCGCCGTCGCAGTACACCTGGCACATTTCGCCCTGGGCGAGCGTGACGGTGTCCTGTCCCGCTCCACCACCGCCGAAACCGCCTGATACCGCCACGGTCGTATTCGCTGCACCTTTGCAAGCGATGAGGCTGTTATAGCCCTTCATAGACTCGTCGGCAGCAGGCAGAGTTAGAGCGACCGTACTGGTGGCATGATTGCCAGCGATGAAGCCGAACTCCAACTCCTCGGCAGTTAGCGTTGCGGACGCAGTCTTTTCAATATACCTTCGCGCTAACCTTTGCTCCCTTCTGAAACTCTGTACGCTCATCTAATCGCTCCTTACTTTTACCTTTCCGTCTTCGACAGGTAGGTTTACTTCCACACTGTACCAGCGGGCAAAGGCGGTTTGACCGGTTCGTTTGCCAGTACTACCTCGTCGAAATCCACTACAAAACCTGCCCTTGAGTAAGCAGGTATGCCTACTCGAAGCAAATCAATATCGGTGAACGTATCGTAGTTATCAATCCCTGTCCGTTCGGCGTCCACTATGCCGTCAATGTATATCCTTGCCAGCCCGTCGGACGCCGTGGAGGTCGTCGCTCTTTTCATCTCCCATCCGACCCAAAGTTGCTTGCCTGTACAAATTGTACTACTCTCCTTGGTCGTCCATCCTCCATCGCCTCCCGCCCCTATTCGCAACTTGCCGCTACTTCTTACGTCGCAATGGCACAAGTGCGTGCCTCCGCTGGTATAGTATGTGGCGACGTAAGTCGTATCAGAGGGGTTGTCAGCGAAATTCAGTAGAAACTGTAAAACAATACTACCTCCTGGTGGTACTGATATATCCAACCCTTCTTTGTACGCATAAGCAGCACTGCCACCTTCTACACAGACGACACGCAGACCGTATCGCCCTCTGTAAGGAAAGGCTGCATCTTCGGACTTATCAATCGTATCGCCGTTGACTTCAGTGTAGCCCGTCCAGTTGCCCGTCCCCGTCGCCTCGTTGATTTCCTGGAAGTACTTTATCATCTTCGCTTCCCATCTCCTCTATCTTGCCTGATAGCAGTTCATCTACATACGCCAATTCGTCCTGCAATATCCGCTCGGCTTCCTGGTCGGTAGGTGCATTGACGACCATGTTCCAATCATCGCCACGATAAAACCTGGTCTTCTGGTCTTGATGCACAAGGTTAACTTCATGCTTGCCGATTGTAAGTTGCCTTATCGGCTTCAACTCGCCTCTTCGTACCTGTTCCATTATGCTTCTCATTGCTCATCCCCATCAATGCGACAATCCGACACCATCGCTACTGACGACACGCCATCTATATCCCGTAATCATATTGACACTTTCCAGCCGAATGTACTCGCCAGTTGCGTCAAAGGTAATCGTATCGTCGCCGTTCTGGTTTATCGCACTGGCTACGTTGACTACTATGTTCCCGCCAGACGGTATGTACGCCACCAGCGAGATTTCTCTGCCTGCAACAGTTGGCGTTGGCAGGCTACGGGTTTGGTTATCTCCAGCGGTATTGCTAAGTAAACACCTACCTGTACGGCTAATATCTATCGTTCCGCCATCGCCAGGGTCGTCTATCTCGTTCTCGAACGGGTCTCGATAATGTATCCAGTCGCCCAACTCGCTGAACAAATCTTCTGACAGCGTTGCACAATGGGAGAAGTCGCCGTCGGCGTCGTTGTGAACCCAGCCGATAAGCCCTTTGTAAGTATAGCCTGTCGGCAAGGTCGGCGATGTCGCTGAACCCGAGAGAAGCAAACTCTTCGTGCCAGTAGAAGGTTTATAAATCAACCAAATATAATAATCAACGTCATTATGCTCATTATCTCCTTCTTGCAGCCCACCTGCGCCTGATTGAGTAATGTCGGCTGTCAAGGTAGAGTCTATCTCCAGCACCTTGACATTATTATTACTGTCGTAAACGCCGACTTGTGGCGTCAGCGGTGCCGAAGCGGCCAACAACTGCACCTGCGTAGCCGATTGAATATGCAGTTGCACGTTGATGCGAGTATTTGCGCCGAGAGAGCCAGTCAGGTCTTCTGCCCTCGTTTTCGATCTGAAATAATATCCAGACATTATCTATCTCCTCATGCCCAGTAAAGCACTCTTACGCCATCACCGCTGTTGTCCGCATCGATGTAAAGATGAGCAAGATTTATTTCGTCGTCCTTGCCCATCGGCAGGCAGAACACGTCCCCGGGCGACATTTCAAGGCACTTATTGCTATCTTTGTCAACCGATGAGTCGCCGAGGTAAACCTTGCCGGCGTTGACGTCGTCGCTCCTGCCTGCCTGAATGACTACCCTCTTTGCATACGTCTCCGACGATGCCAGCGGTACAGCCGTCCCTGGCGTCGAAACCGTCTTGGTTATGACTGACTGGAAGTTCAGGAATATCGCCATCTTGCTGCTCCTTTATTCTGTCATTACAACACCTCTGGGTCTTGCGAACCTGCCGTCAAACTCTTGTGCGTGAACTGAAGGTATCTGGTTTATTCCCAGCGAGGTCGGCTTGTTCTTTCTGTCCATCGCTATACTTCTGGGCAACATCTGCTTTTCGTAAATCTCCGTTTGCGTCCCCGCAGCCCCGCCTACCCTTTGCTCGGCAATCATGAACGCTGCCTGAAGTATGGTCAAGGCATGCATGCTTCCGCCGAGGGGATAATCGTCGTCGTTGACCAACTTTGAAGGCTTGACCCGATACGAATACGTCAGCGTATAATCGCTATCGGGTATCGGGTAGAACAACACCTGCCATCTCTGGCCGACGGTTTGATCAAACTCGGCAGTGTCAATTGCATAGTATCTCGGTGCACCTGTAATGTTTGACCTTGCACGCATATCGAGTATGTTCTCCACCGTAGTGGGCTTTATCATGCCTCGATTAGTACCTGCCGAATATGTAAAATCGCCCTCCATATATTCAAAATCGGCTGGTAACGTGGTCGCCGTGCTATCAGCCGAAACCGACAGCGTCGTATTCGGCGTCATGAACGACCAGTCGTAGTCGGATAAGAAGCGCAGGTATCCATCGTTGACCCATTGCTTGACTTTCGTTAAATCGTCGCCCGACGGCGAATCTGTTCCGAATATCCGCAGGGCTACCTGTTGCCACATCTGCTTGAACGTGTAAACCAAGTCTGCCATAACCTACCATCCTAACTTGAATGGATGACGGCGAGTTTCCCCGCCGCCACCCTGTACATTACGGCGTCGCCAAGGTCACGCCATCGCTTTCCAACACACGCCAGCGCAGGTTCGAGCCTACTTCAATGCCGACGAGTGCGATGTGGTCGCCCGCGTCGTTGAAGGTAATCCTTGTGTTCCCTGTCTGATTGAAGGCATTGTCGGCGTCAACGACGCAATCGCCACCATCGGTCTTCATGTACAGGCTGATTATCTGCCCTGGGTAGGTTGGGTCAGGCAGGGTTCTGGTCTCTGAACCTGCCGTCACCAGAGCGCAACTTCCACTGACCGACGTGTCAATCTCCTCACCATCGCCAGGATCGGCGATGTATCCCAGCGGTGCAGCGAGGGCGTCAACGCCACCACCGAACAACTGCGCCTCGACCGCCCCAGCGGTCGATGAGCGGTCAACCGTCTGGTACGCGATGCCGATAATCGGACCTTCCCCGACGCCACCAGCGTAATAACTGCCCGCCTGGAGCGTAAGCAGAGTCGTCCCAAGCGTGCAGTTCTGGTCGGTGAAAATCTTCGCCATCGCACCAGTCGGCTCGACAATCTCAATGTCGCACGGCCCTGTCTTGCCGTCCGACTTGCTGGAGACCACGCCTGCAAACCAGTTCAGGTTGGTAGCAGACGGTTTCTCCACATACGACGCTCTGGCAAGGTCAACGTTCGCCGCCGTGCCGTAATCACGGTCGTAGCAAAGCAGATAACCTGCCTTGAGCGTATCGCTGCCTGTGTAGTACACCTTTTTTAGGTGCTGCTTCTCACTAACACCAGTCTTCTGTACTTGCGTCATTTCTTTGACTCCTTAAAGACAGTTTTGTTACTCAGCCACATAGGAAATCACACCGAGTTTGCGCCTATCTCGACAGGCCAGGTTCAACCTGGTATCGATATAGGTCACCCAGACGTCGTGCTGCGAAACGTCATTCATTGCCTCGGATTCGGCAAAATGGGCGTTCCTGTCGAAGATCGGCACCAACTCATCCAGATTGAGCATGTAGAGGGGATTGGTGCTATCGTCGTCCAGTTTCTCAATCCAGATGACCGGATAGCCGAAGAGGATCGGCCAGCCGTCCTGCAAGCGGACGCCGAACGCGGCGGGGTCTTTGCCCAACTGGCTGTTGGACGAACGGACGTACTCGCGCAAGCCCTGAACGATGTTCATGTTGGTGTAAATCCTGAATCTTGCGTAGGTGGGCTTCTCAAGGTCAGCCATCTGCCTTGGAGGCTTCCACTTGAGCATCATGAACATCTTCGAGAGCCGATTGATGTCCTCTTCAGTAATCTTGCCTTCGTCGTTCGTCCAGCGGTCGTTGTAGTTCCTGATTCGGGCGTACTTGCTTTGCGAAACGTCAATGCCCTGGTAGGCCGACGCCTGCGAGCCGTCCTTGTAGTACGGCAACGCACCGTTGAACCCTGCGGTCTGACCTGACTGAATCGGAACGACGTGATACGGAACGCCCCAAAGGTGGGTATCGTCCGAAGCGTCTTCAGGGGCTTCCCATGCCCGTGATTCGAGTTCCTTCATAATGTCGAGCATGGCAGCCGTTCGCTTCTGGTTCAGCAGGTTCCACATCCTTGCTGGGCCTGCGTTCTGCCGAAGTTCCACGTCCGTGACGGCGTAATAAGCCGACAGTCCGAGGAACGGCACGCTCATGCGTACGGTCGTATCCGAAAGTGTCGGCGTCCTTACCGCACCAGGAGCGACCCACTCGGCAGAACCGTTTTCACGGTAGGAAACCTCAAACTCTACCCTCGTGCCACCAGTCGAGTAGCGAGCAGCCTTTGTAAGCCAGTAATCGCAAACCTCGAAGTGGTGCAGAGGCAGCAGAGTTGCAGGCTTCGGGAATGGACGATATTTCCTCGTAGAGTTCCACAAATCGGCTAACGTCGTTGCCGAAGGTACAACACCTGTATATGCCATAGTTCAAACTCCTTACAAATCCAAACCAACCACTACCAAACAATCGTCGGCGGGCCTTCGTCCTCGACTGGTGTTATGCCAGCCTTGGCGAACTCTTCTTTGAGTTTCTCCAGCCCCTCTTGCTCCTCGGAGACGGGCTTCTTTGCTCTTTCTCGTCCGCCAGGTCTGCCGATACGTTGTTTGGAACGTTGTTCAACCTTCTTCCTTACTTCACGCTTGGCAGCGTTTACCTTCTGGTTGGCTGCCACGATAGAAAGTGCTTCCTCAAGGAGTTGTTCCTGTGAGGGTACTTCCTCGCCCGATTGCTCGTAGCCGATGGCGAGGGCATCTGCTTTTTTTAGCAGTTCAAGACGCGCCTGATATTCAGGCGAATCCTCATCGAGCGATTCCAGAGTTCCCGTGCCGAACTGTGGATAAACCTCTGGGTCGAGCGATGCGAAGAACTTATCGCACGTCTCAATAATCGCCCGATCTTCTGCTTGGGAGGCTGCTTGCTGGATTTCTTGCAGGCTGGAGTTGATTGCGTGGACCTGCTCGGCAAGTTTGTTTAGTTTCTCCAGGCCTACGTCGGTGTCGAGCGTCAAATCGTCCTCTGTGAAGGTAATTTTTTCTACTGCCTGCTCACCTTCTTTAGAGGGCTGTTCCTTCTGGGTCATTTCTTGCTGTATCTGACCCAGTTCGCTCAATTTCTTTCGCAGTCTCCTGCCTGCCCTTTCGATAGCCTCGATTTCGGCATCGGTAAGGTTGGCAATCTCTTCGGGCTCGTAGCCTAACTGCCTTGCAGCCTCCTTTTGCAGGTTCGTCAATCTTTCGACGGTGCTTTGGGCTTCTTTGTCGGAAGGCGACTGTTCTTTGTCGGCTTCCTGCTGTTGCCCTTCTGCAGCGCCTTGCTGGTATTCTTCCTGCCGAGCGTCGTCTGACGGCGTAGAGGGCTCTTCGTCGCTGGGGATGCCTGCCTTGCTGGTAGGCAAGCCGGCGTCGGCGAATTCCTGCTCTAACCCTTCAGGAATTGCCTCGGCATCGCCAGTGTCCGAAGGTTCTACGGCGTCTGTTTGTGATTCGGTGATGTCCTGTTCTTCTGCCATCTTTATTACTCCTTACAAAGGGTCGTCGCAGCAAGCCGACCATCGGCAAGGTTCGACGAACCCATCGTTTGCCTACCGCCCGAACAAAAATCCCCTCTCCCCCTGCGCAGGAGAGGGGATTTCGGTCTCATCCTCACCGTGGCTGGCGGGCCAGTCCAGCCTGTCGGGCGGTCCCTGCCTACCTGTCGGAGGCAGGCAGGCTCAATTGTAATTCTCTGTTATCTTACCTGTCTTGCCCAATCGTTGTCAACGCTTTTTCCGATATATTTTAGCCAATCTCTTTCTTTCAGGCAGGCCCTTCGGGCTTTGCCCTCTGACAAACTCGCAGGCAACCTCGCGGGATATGCCTCTATAGCTGTCAGGAAGCCTGCCGTCGCAGATTTCCTTCATTAGCCAGTATTGTGCTCTCGATACCGCTGGCATTTATTGCCTCTGGTTCAATCAGCCTTGCTGGGGCAGGTCTTCCCACCGAAACGTTCGTAATTTCAGTTCTTCTACCGCCTGCTGGTGCAGGCATTCCCCTGACGCCTTCGCCAGGCTGGAATATCGCATCAAGGGCGGGTAAATCCAACTGCCGCGAGATAATCTCGATGAGTTTGCTCACGTCAAGCCTTGTCCCCTGCGCTTCGGCAAGCGATGATAACGGCAATACCACCGATTGTATCACCTCCATCAATCGCCTGTATTGCATCTCCGGCGAATCCCTGCCAGTGGAGTACGCCGAAATACTGAAGTTATAATCAAGGAAATCGCCCTCCCGCAAATCAGGCGTCCATTTGACAGGCATTTCAAGCCCGCCGGGGAAGCGTATCGTCGAGGCATGCTCTCTTATCGGGTCAGTCCACAAGTACCACGCCATTCGCTCAAGCACCTTCGAGCAGGCGTCATGGACGACGATATTTCGCATATCGTTTACTCTCGCCGAGGCATTGGCATAAAGCATCTGCTCCTGCCCCAGCGTGGGGGCCTTGGCCTGTAAACCACCCAGCGTTGACGGATTGCCCGCTATCCGCTCGAATATCGCATGGAAGAAGTCCGTCGAGCGATAATTGTCCTGTTTTACACCGCCAAGGCTTATCACGTTGAACGCATGGGAGTTATCAACCCCGATAAATTCCTGATCGTCCCCTTTACGAACGGCGTCGGCGTCTTGGGCGGCACCTTTATCGTAAAGGACTTCTGATGTTCGGCTTGCTGGGCGACCTTTCTGGCAAGCGTATTGACCAATTTGTACAGGTCGTAAATCGTAGCAATGAACGGCAACGGCAAAACGTTCGACGGCACTTCTATCGGTGCGATGACCTCGTAAGGTCCACGTTCAGGACCTTCCCATTCGACCTCTCGCAGGTAGAATGATGGCGTTAGCGATGGGTCTGACGGTATCGTCACCACCGCATTATGCTTCGGCAGCCACAAATCGAGCAACTCCACATGCTCAATGAATTCCTCATCGCTGCCTGGAGCGACGGACATGTTTTCAACCTTGTCCTGCCTGACGGGATTTGCCTTGCCTATCGCCTCAATAACGGCTTTGGCTTTGGAAGAGAAAATATCCGTCTCCAGCGCCCAGGACAACGGCACTCTGTACCTGTCGCCCTCGAACGAGGCGGCCGAACGGCGCCTGGCCTGCTCGATGACGTAATCGTCCAGATCGACCGTTTCAACGAATACCTTGCCGGGGTCTTTCAAGTAGTCCTCAACCTCGACGAACTCGCCGGCAGGCGTGGGCGCGAGGCCGACCTTCAAGATGCCCATGCCGAACAAACTATCGAACGTCGCTCGTCGAAACGCCTTTGCTGCATCGCATTCGGCGCATAGAGCATTCAATTCCTCCGCCAGCAGCAGGGCGAACCACTCCAGTTCGGGCTTTTT